GACCGCGCTGGTTTAACTGCACTCAGGAACGAATTAAAAGCCTAGCCGGAATAGCTTTGCTTTAGCGGTTGGAATGACCGCACCTAACTGACCCGCCATTGAGCGGGTTTTTTATTGCCTCCGATTTATGAGGAAAAGAAATGAAAGATATTAATGACATCATGCAAGAGCGCGGAACTCTGGTTGAACAGATGACTGCACTCAGCGAAAAGCATGGCTCTGAGCTTTCCGGTGCTGATCTGGAAACATGGAACAAGCTAGACGCGGCTCAAAATAAGCTGAAAGCACAGGCAGACCGTCTGAAAGCTGAAGATGATGCGCGCCGTGAAGTTGCTGGTGCTGCACCAATCGCCTCTGTGAAAGGTGGTGAGGGTGTTGAGAGCGAAGAATACAAGAACGCTCTGCTGAATAGCTATATCCGTAAAGGTCAGTACAGCAACGCTCTGGAAGTTGGTACAGATGCCGAGGGTGGCTACCTGACGCACGATTCATTCGACATGAACTTCCGTGAGATTCGTGACGACTATAACGCTCTGCGTCCGTTTGTCGATGTAATCACTACTTCAGGCACTCACAACATCCGCGTTGAATCATCTCTTGGTGCTTCTGCTTGGATGGATGAAGAAGCTGCATACAGTGAAGATGCACCAGCATTCGGCAACGTAGCCCTGAGCGCGTACAAGCTCGGTCGTTTGGTCAAAGTTTCTCAGGAACTTTTGCAAGATTCTGACTTTGGCATTGAAGCATACCTGTCACGCGCTATCGGTCGCTCACATGGTTTGGCTGAAGAAGCTGCATACATCAACGGTGACGGTTCTGCGAAACCTACCGGCATTATCGGTGGTGCTGGCGATGTTGGTACTGCTGAAACGTCTCTTACTGAAGATGCCTTGTATGACCTGTTCTACGGTCTGAATCGCGTATATCGCGGTAACGCTACTTGGATTTTCAATGATGTTTCTCTGCGCGCTATTCGCAAGATTGAGAACGGTTCTGGCGACAAGATTTGGCAGCCTAGCCTGATTGCGGGTCAGCCTGACACCATCTTGGGTCGTCCGTTTATCACTTCTGCGTATATGCCTGATGGCACTGAGTCTCCAAATGATGCTGTTGCAGTGTTTGGTGATCTGAAGTGCTACACCGTTGCAGACCGCACAGGTCTGAGCGTACAGCGTCTTGATGAGTTGTATGCAGGTAACGGGCAGGTTGGTTTCCAAGCGTGGTCACGGACTGACGGCAAAGTCGTTCAGGCCGCTGGCATCAAGAAACTGGTTCTAGCCTAAGTAGTAATTGAAACGGGGAGGCATTACGCCTCCCCTTTTCTTTGAGGATTCAATGGGAATATCAGTAAAAACTCAACCAGCCTCTGAGCCTGTTTCACTAGCCGATATCAAGTCTCACGTTGTCGCATTCGGTTCGGATGATGATGACCTGCTTACCTCTTATATTGAGGCGGCGCGTAGTAGTGCCGAGGTGTATTTGAATCGCGCTCTGATTACTCAGACTCTGGAATTGACGCTTGACCACTTCCCGGCAGTGATTAACTTGCCGCGTTGTCCGGTTCAGTCAGTTACGTCTATCACTTACACCGATGTTGATGGTGTCAGTCAGACCTTTACTGACTTTCAAGTGGATGTGTCCGGTTCAGCTATGGCGAAGATTAAACCCGCCTATGGTTATTCATGGCCTGACATTCGCCCGGAGTTTGGTTCGGTCGTTGTTGAATACGTTGCCGGATATGGTGACGCTGATGATGTTCCCGCAAGCATTGTTCATGCTATTAAATTGATAGTTGGTAGCTTTTACGCCCATCGTGAAAACGAGTTAGTTGGTGTATCTGCTGCTGATTTGCCTCTGAATGCTCAATGGCTTCTAAACCCTTACCGTTTAATCCAGATTTAGAGGGTCGCACTGCTGTTGTTATCGGTGGTGGGGCGAGTTTAACCCGTCAGGATTGCGAATATGCAGAGCAGTCCGGGGCGGTACTGATAGGGGTGAATAACGCCTTTCAGATTGCAGACGTAGACATTCTGTATGCGTCTGACCATCCCTTTATTAAGAAGCATTGGGATGCTTTGAGGACTATCAGAGGTCTGGTAGTCACTCAGATTCACGCTAATTGTAAGCCGATTGACCGCGATTGTTTCTATGTCGAGGGTCAACATGGTACAGATATGAGGTCAAAACGCCTCAGTTTTGGTGGAAATTCGGGCTTTGCTGCTGTTCACCTTGCCTCTTTATGGGGTGCGGGTCAGATCGTGCTACTCGGTTTCGACATGGGGGTGAAAGATGGAAAGCGTCACTGGTTCGGTGACCACCCTGAGGGATTGAGGCAACCGAATAACTTTGGTTCATGGGTTAGCCAGTTTAACGGGGCGAATTGTCCGACTCCGGTTGTTAATTGTTCGCGGTGGACTGCGTTGGAATGTTTTCCGAAGTCCACGATACAGGAAGTGCTATGAGAGCCGGTCAGTTAAAACACAGGGTAGATATTGAAGCTCTTGCCGATGGTTACGATGATTACGGTGACTTTGTCGAGTCTTGGTCTGCTGTATATGTGTCTGTACCTGTAGCGATTAAGCCCGTCAGCGGTTCGCAGAAGAACGGTGAGGGTGAGGTTGATTCAATCGTGACCCATGAATTGAAGATGCGTTATCTCCCCGGCATCACGCCAAAGAACCGGATTAAATACGGTTCACGTTATTTTGATATTCACAGCGCGGTTAATTTCCAAGAGGGCAACCGCGACTTGCTTCTAAAGTGTGTAGAGCGTGTCTGACGGTATCACGGCAGAGGTTCACGGGCTTAAAGCGTTACAGAAAGGGTTGGAAGTCTTTAAGGCTGACATTCAGTTGAAAGCGTTGGCGGCTTCTCTCCGGGTTAGTGCGAAACCTGTTGCAAAACAGGCAGAGTCAAACCTGCAAAGAACATCCTCGGCATCATCGGGCGCATTGGCTCAAGCCATTAAGATTCGTAAGTTGTCGAGAAAGCGGGCGGGTGGAACTGTCACCTATCACGTTACACCGAACAGAACGGACAAGGTAGCAGCGGCTCAATATCGTGACTTTTGGGGTCGCGGTGGTTCGGGCATTTTTCATGCTCACTTGGTTGAGTTCGGAACGAAGCGAAATAGGGCGCGTCCATTTCTCCGGCCTGCGATTGATTCTACTGAATCGCAAGTAGATAACACATTCAGAACAGAACTGAAAAAACGCGTAGACCGGGCAGCAAAAAAGGCGGCTAATTTCAAATGAGTTTAGAACAGGGAATTAAAGCGGCTTTGGTGGCTGATGCTGATGTGAATGGCTTGGTATCGGGTCGTGTTGCGCGTGAGATTTTGAAAGAAAACGAGACTCTGCCCGCGATTGTGTTGAGCCGGGTCAGTACCTCTCAAGACGAGACATTAACAGACGTTCCTAGCCTTACCCGTGTGCGCGTACAGGTGGACTTGTATGCCGATTCGCTCTCAGTAGTGGCAGACCTATCAGACAAGGTTAAGGCGCTCTTGAACGGGCATAGAGGCGACTTAGGCGGGGTATCCGTCATGCGTTGCATCTTGCAGAACCAATTAGACAGTGGGGTATTCGATGGTGACGAGAAGTCACGCCGGATAACCCAAGATTATCAATTCACGCTGCACGAATAGCAGTTACTTAATTTATCAATATGCCCGCCTTGAGCGGGTTTTTTTATGCCCGCGCCTCGCGGGTTTTTTTGTGAGGAAAAGAAATGACACAGGCAGTTTTAAGCGCGGGTTCAAAGATTGGTATCGGTGACGGTGCAAGCCCTGAAGTATTTAACCAGATCATCGAAGCAACTACTTTCGGCTTCCCTGAAACCACTAATGACGAAGTGGAAGTAACAAGCCTTGATTCAACTCGTAAAGAGTTTATTTCGGGTTTGTCTGATGGCGGCTCTGTAACCATCGAGGGCAACTGGATTGCTGGCGACACTTATCACCAAGCCCTGAAAACAGCAGCAGAAAACAAGACGCAGACTTCACTGCTGATTGAACTTGCTGACGGGACTGATGTTGAGTTCGTTGTTGCTCCGAGTGCGTTTGCAATCAATGTCGAACCGAACTCTGCTCTGACGTTCAGCTTCACCGGCAAAGTATCCGGTACGCCTGATTCATCACCAACATCAACCATCGTTTAAGGCTAAGGGGAGAGGGATATGGCTGAGATTACTTCATTTGATGAGTTTCTAAACGCTGCTTCTTTGAAAGTTGAGCCGGTAGATGTTTCTGAGTGGATGGACGCGCAATTCTTCGTTAAGGAGATGGATGCCGAAGCTTTTGGAAAATTCATTCAGCTACAGCAAGAAACAAAGGGCGATGATGGCAATTCAAGCTTTACCATTGAGCATATGTCTCTTATTTCTGCGATGACTATGTGCAACTCAGATGGTGAGTTGATTGTCAGTCGTGATGATTGGCAGGAGTCAGCGAAGATGCTGCCAAGATCACTAAAGTATGAAGCTCTTGTGGCTATTTCCGGCGCGGCTCTCAAGGTGTCGGGATTCACTGAAGAATCGGGAAAGGAATAAAGGCGCGACCCTATTTAGCGTTTGCTATGCGGCTGAGTCTGGACTTGGGCAAGACCTTATCGGAATTGCTTGAGTCCATGACTCCCCGCGAGTTTGCGTTGTGGGTGCAGTATTACGCCGAATTCCCTCCCGAAGAACCTGCCAATTATCGGGCGGCTTCTATTCAAGCGGCAGTCTATAACGCCTCTGGAAATCTCAAGCTCGGCAGTTCGGCAAAGCCTAAAGACTTTATGCCTAAGCCGAAGCCAAAACCTATGTCAGCGGAACAGTTGGCAGCATTTGTAAAAACCGGATTGGGAATAACTGATGGCAGTTAAGATTGGTGGTGTCTATTACAGCATCGGGGCTAATGCTTCAAAGCTGTATAGAGAACTAGACAAAAGCTCGAAAAAGATCGGCAAATTTGCCAAGCAGCACAAGCGGCAGATTCAAAAGGCCGGTAAAGCATTCGGTGTTATGGGTGCTGCTGCTGCGGCTGCGTCTGCTGTCATTGTTAAGAGTCAGCTAGATTCAATTGACGCGCTTGCAAAGACTGCCGATAAGCTAGGTGTCACCACGAAAAACCTCGCGGGCTTACAACTAGCCGCGAAGATTACCGGCGCGAATCAGGAAGTACTTAACAAAGCGTTAGTGCGTCAGCAGAAAGCGATTTCAGACGCTAACAACGGGTTGGAAACTTACGCCCGTCACTTCCGCACGTTAAACATTGACACGGTAGAACTTGCCAAGCTGAACCCGGCTGAACAGTTTAAGACTGTGGCTGATGCGCTTAACGGTGTAGAGAACCAGACACAGCGCACAGCGATTGCTTACGATATTTTCGGCGGTCGTGCTACTGACCTGCTGAACACCATGAAACTCGGCTCTGAGGGGTTGAATGCGTTTGAGGCAGAGGCAGAGTCGTTAGGTCTTGCCATATCTCGGTTGGACGCCGCGAAAGTTGAAGCGGCTAATGACGCGATGGTTCGGGCGGGTGCTGCTGTTGAGGGTCTTGGCAATAAGGTCACGGTTGCTCTCGCGCCTTATATTGAAGCGGTTGCCAATAACTTTGTCGAAGCCTCAAAGAATGGCGAGGAGATGGGTTCGCGAGTTACTAGCGCGATTCACTCTATCGGTTCGGGAATTGGCTTTGTCGCTGATGGTGTTCACGGTGTTGGCATAGCGTTTCAAGGTTTTGAGGCGTTAGTTAAGACTGCTGCGGCGGGCATCATGCTTCCGCTGAATGGCATTTATCAGGT